CTGTTTAGTTCTAATAAAGAAATGTCTAGAATCAAACTCTGTTTTGTTATCTAGTAAATGGTAAGGTAAGAACTTAACTACGTCTAGATTGTGTGCGTCTGCGTAGTGCTTAGTCAGCTCGTCTACTCCTTTGGCATCACCCATAAGGAGAGTATAGTTCTTATCTTTGTAGACTGAAAGGTACTTGTCTATTATGTCGAGTACCTTTGGGTCTCTAATACTTCTACTTCCAATTACTGCTATCTTCATTTAAACCACGCAATCTGTAATCTTATAATAAATAAATCAATAAGTAAATAGTTTAATTCGTTATCATCTACAATTTGTTCTGTAAATTCAAATCCTAATTGAACTCCCATAATAGGGTATGCTGTAATTGCCATTAATCATGCTCCTGAATTTGATGTAAAATTTCAAAACTACCATTAGGTTGTTCTATAAAAAAGTGTTCTTGTAAATCTTTAGGTAATACTATGTAGTCTTTGTATAAACAACTACTATTATATGTAGGATAAACTTGCCTTACATATCGTTCAGCTGAAAAACAATCTTGAAAAGTACCTATATAATTTGGAGTACTTCCTAAATATATAACTAATATGTAAGCTAACATAATTTAAATTCCTAATTTTAGTTTGTCTATTCCTACAACTAAATCCTTTCTGATACATCTATATCCATTGTATTCTTTCTTACCTCTGTAAAAAGTTTCATAGTATTCACTAGCTTCTTTACAACTACTAAAGGTAGCTTCATACTTTTCAGAAGGACCAAAGTCTCCTACTAAACTTAATATTAATACAAACTCAGCTATCATAGTATCTCACATGAACCACTACTACAAGCTAGTTCTTGTGCTCCTACTGTATTGTCTTCTTTTTCTATAAAAGTTTTCCAATCTAATTCTTTAGGATTGTATTTATATAACTCATCATAAGATTCTTTATTACAATCTTGATAAGGAGCTTGTGCATATGTATGGTCTGAATGAGGTAGGAAAGATACACCACTAATCTCATCAAAGTGTTTCCATACCCATGCTCCTACCTCTACCCACTCGTCATCTTTAACTGATATGGTAACACTAGGTTTGTGTTCACACCAGTGACGTTGATATATTAACCAGTTTTCTAACTGTTCTATAGCTGTCTTATCATTACGGGTAATGGCACCCTTGGGTGCTTTCATTGCAAAACTAAACACTGCTGTTTCATTAGGGTGAAACTGCTCATCTTCTACTCTGATACCACTATCTTTCATAAAATTATAGATAGGGTCTTTCTTATCCATACGGATAGTTCTTATGTAGTAGTCGTTATGACGAGCATGGATACCGCTAGCAGCATCAACAAGCTGACTAACAGTACCACTCGGCTTAACACATGTAATACTTGTTGACGCTGGTATTCCAAGCGTTTCTGATATCTTTTCGTTAGTTTTACGAGCTTCATCTCTTAACCTTTCTAACATCTTTGGGTCTGGGTTTGATGTTAATTTGTTATCCATAATGCCAGTTAATGACACACCTAATAATCTTTCTTCTTCTGTATTCTTAACCCACTCTGCTGATAAGAATTGAAAGTTAGTAAGAGTAGACTGTATAGTACCTAGTATAGTAGCTAGTCTAACCTTACGTGCTAAATCTTTTTCTGTATCTTTCTCACGTACAACTACTTCAGTTAGATTACAGAATTGTTTATCACGTAAAATTATCTCACTGCAAGGATTAGTTCCATAAGATAATGATGGGTCACGTCTACCCCACTTGTTAGCTTGTGCTTGTGCTGCTAATCTATTAAAGATACCACGCTCACCTGATTTAGACTTGACTAAAGATAGCCACTCTTCCATAAATACTTCTGCATCTGGGGCTTCTGTATAAGCTACAGAGTTATTAGCTAGGGCTCTATAAGGATGGTCATTCCACCAGGCTCCCATCTTAGCTTCTCTCATACGTCTGTCTGTTAGATTAGATAAACTAATTAGTGCTGACCTACGGACACCACCTACTACAACTATCTGACCTATCATGCACATGATATCATGTACTTCTATACTGTTAAGCTTACGTCCTTTAGCTTCTTTAAATGTATCTGTTACAAATTGAAATAGTTTCTTAAGAGGGTCAGGACCAGAGGCTCTACCTCCAAAGGTTTTAAGTCTTGCGCCTGCTGGTCTGACTCTAGAAAAATTAAACTGAGGTATATCCCCTTCATATAAAGAAGATATTAGTTTCTTAAATGCTTTTGCCCAGCCTAGTTTGCTGTCCTCTACAACAATAACATCATCACATTCTTTTATATCTTTTGGAATCTCTGGTAGTTTATTAGTGTCTTGTCTTTCACATGAAAAACCTACACCAGTTCCATTCATAAGAATGTAGAGTGCCTCACTAAAGGCTCGCTTATTGTTGATAGCAAGGTAACTACAATTATAAGCTGCAATGTTATCCCGTTCACAAGCTTCTCCTGCTGTCATTAATAATCTCATTGACGGCATTACTTCTAGATTAAGTACTGCTTCTCTAATCTCTGGTAGTTCTTTACTTAAATCTGGAGCTTTTTCTTTTAAGTAATTAACTAATCTATCTACAGTTTCTTGCCATGTTTCTCGTCTATGTTGCTCTGGTAAGTATCTTGCGTATCTACTTTGATGAATTACTTCTTGGTAAATACTAGGTAATGTTGTCGTCATATATATCAAATTCCTTTTTATTATCGTTAACTAATTCTTCAAGCTCATCTATCTTGTCTTCTATCTTGTCTTGAAAATGATAGACAATATCTTCACTTGAGATATCTAATATTTCTAGGAGTGTAACTTCGTCTATCTCCTTTAAATTTTCACAAAGTTCTTTGAATGTCACTGCCATTACTTACTTCCTTTCCACAGCTTTGGCACAGAACATTACTTCTTTGTGTTTGTTTCATACCACAATGCTGACATGTTTTACTAAATATTTTGTCATAGTTATCTTCATACTCTTTAGTGTTAGCCTTAGAGTTAAACTTTGCTTTTTCAAATTGCGTCATTGGTTTAATTCTTTTAGTAATTCTAAGTAATGAATAGCTTTATTAATATCTTCAAGTCCATTTTTATTTTGCCATCTACATACATACTTAATAACGTTACCTTCAATATATCCTATGTTATTAGCATGTATAAACTCTACTGGTTGTATCTTAAAGTCTTTATAATGACTACCATTTACTTGTTTTTTTGTAGCTTGTACCATTATTATATCACACCTTTCGTCTTTTGTCAAGACTATATTGTTCTTTTAAGTACCTTAATGATACAGCCATCTCATCAAAGCTTCCATCTTTAACTTCATGTAACACATAGATACCTCTCCAGTGTTCATTTGTTTGATAGTTAAGATAAGATTCATCATGAAGATAACAACTACCAGCTATAATTGATGTCATTTCTGAGCCATCTGCTCTTCTTCCGTAGGCAATCTGTCTACCTTGTTGGTGTCCTGCGAAACATGACATATGTTTCTTTGTAAGCAAAGCATTTGCTGATGTGATTGGTCTTCCCATGACTCCAGAAGCAAAGTAATGTGAGTAAGCAATACCATTAATAGGAACAACACTAAGAAATGGATGTACTTCCCAACCGTATTCAACATAATTTAAATCTCCTATGCTAATTAGTTCTTCTAACTTCCTATCATTCTCTACTGCTCTATCAATTCTATCTTCATGATTGCCTAAAGTCAGTACCATTCTAGGAGTATACACTTTCTTTTTAGCTTTACGTTGTTTCTCTTGGAACTTCCACAATGGTGTTAGCAATGCTTCCATACCTTTATGTACTGCACGAACGTCAGCTTTATATGTTCTACCTTCAAAAGACTTTTTACCTACATCATAAGATGAGAGACTCGGCAAATCTGCAAAGTCTCCTATCTGTACAATAACATCAGGTTGTTTGTCTACTATATATTTTCCTATCCAAGTCAAGTAATCTAATTTAATCCCAGGTTTTACCTGAGTATCTGGAATGACTAGATGTTTCATTGCAATGTCTCCTTATGTAAATCAAACTCTAATTGTTCTGCTTCATTCTTTTCATCTAATACAGTTTTAATAATACCTTCCCGTATTAAATTCTTTATTGCATGGTCCAGTAAGAATTCGGCTTCTACAGAATCTACTGAGAAGTCGAAGTCGTATGAACCATCATCGTTTTTCTTTAAATTTTTTATAATCATTGAGCCAATCCTTACGGTAATCTAACCACAAGAAACCATTCTTTTCAGCCCACATAGCGTATGTAGTTTTACTTCGTTTAGTTATCTTATTGTCAGGGTTCATAAATAAAAATATAATGGTTACATGTGGGTTGTGTTCTTTGAACCATACCATTTTCTTTCTTGTATCTAAGTCTAGTTTACCCTTTGCTTCAATATAAATTAATCTTCTTCCTGTTCTAAAGTCAGGAGTATATGTCCTATGTATAGCAGGTTGAATATACTTATATGAATTAGACTCATATTTTGTACGAGGAAATTCCTTACGAAGTTCCTTCCACACCTGTACTTCAAACTTACTTTTAAAGTGTGGCATAGTGTACATCGTAAGGTTCATTAAAGTTTCTTAGAATCCATAAACAATTAGCATTCATAAGAAACTCTTCTTCATTTCCATAAGCATTTAATACTGTAGCTAGCATGTCTTTTTCTGATTGACAGTTAGCTAACAGTACCTCTGCTTTTTTATTACCAATTCCTTCTATGCCTCGGATGTTGTCTGACCTGTCCCCTTTTAAACATTGTTGGTAGAATAACCGTAGTCCTTCTAGTTCACTTATGTCTTGCCAGGTATCAGGTCTTGACCATCCTTTACCGTTTATTTCCCAGCTAAAATGTTTGCCAGGGATTTGTAGTAGGTCTTTGTCTAGGCTACAGATGATTGTATCTTCTGTTTGGTTAATGCCTAGTAAGTCGTCTGCTTCTAATCCATCTGTTGCTACTTCAGCATTGAGATGTTCCACTGCCCATATTCTTAAATCATCTAAGTGTTTAGGCTTAGGTGCTGTACGGTTAGCTTTGTATTCTGGATATATTTTCTTACGAAAATTTGTAGCTCCGGTTAGGTATGCTTTATAAGAATCAGAATTTGTTTTCTCAATTATCTGGTCAAACAAATCGCTAGCTCTCCATTGAGCTATACCAAATGGGTCTTCCTCTGCGCTAGCTGCGCAGCGAAAGCATACAATATCCATGTCAATTAAAGCTTGCATTATAATGGAATGTCGTCTTCAAACTCTGCAAAGCTAGAGTCAGCTGATTGCTGACCTAGCACAAAATTTTCATACTTCTTAGCTAAACCAATAACATCAATTTCTGTTATGGCTTTACCATGTGTTGCTAACGTAGCTACTGCATTAGCTAGAGAACTCTGTCGTACAATCATTACTTGTCGTAATGCTCGTTCTTCTTTGGTCTCATAATTACTACCAGTTACTCGTGTTGCTGGTCGTGCTGTTGCACTAGCTGTTTGTACAGCAGGAGCTGGTTGTTGCTCTCCTTCAGCTAGTACTCGTGTCCATTGCCAGTAGCCAGCTTCATCTTTCTCTGTTGCTACATTAACTATGTCACCCTTCTCCCATGTTTGTGCTGTTTTAAACACATCAGGATTACTAAATGACATTAGTTTTTTACTTTGTACTTTACCTTCATCATTCTTAAAGGTAACTTCAATAGACTGGTATTGTCTACCATTCCTTGTTGTTGCAGTACTTGGTTGTGATACATCTATAATATCTAATTGCATTCTACAATCTCCATGTTACCCCATGATTCACCGACTTGACACTCGACTCTCATGGGAAGGTTAAACTCGTGCCCAAATAATTTGTTAAAGTTTTTAGGCACATCTTCAAAACAGTCATTAACTATTTTAACTAAACTATTAGTATAACATACTTTATCATCATAGTCAAGTATAATAGAATCATGTACTGTGTTTACTAGTTTGACTCCTTGATGATTAGCGAGTCTATTTCTTAAACTAACTCTTGCAATGGACATAAGGTCAGCCCCTAGTCCCTGTACTGGATAGTTTAGAATTTTAGTACGGGGATATTTAACACCCCATTGTGTTACTTCAGGTTCATAGTAGTACTCCCTGCCTGTAGGCATTGTTAGTTTACGGTCTTTCTTTGCAAGAAACATTAACTTATCATGCCAAGCTTTTAATCCAGAATACTTAGCATAGAACTGGTCAATAATTTTTTGCCAGAAAGTTTCATTACCAGAAAAGTTAGGGTCATTAGCATAGCTGTACGCACTACCTCCATAGATTAATCTAAACACAAATGTCTTTGCTATTAATCTAGAGGGTAATCCAAACCTTGCTTGATTGTCTGAGTGCATATCAGTGCCATCCCATATTTCTTGGATAGCAATTTTATCTTGCGATAAATAGGTAGCACCTACCCATTCAAGTTGTTTAGCGTCAGCTTGCAGTAACATTATAAATCGCCTAAGTCTGCTATATTAATTTCAGGTAACGCATAAGGTTCATGGCTTAAATCTGCTTGACCATATGCAATAAGTCTACCTGATTCTTTTGCTGTAATTTCTACAGTAGATTCAAATGTATCAGGCTCATCTAGACTGATTGTAATAACTTCATTACCTTCAATGCTTGCTTGCCTGTGTCCTTGATAATTACCTGCAATATACATTAAAACAAAAACTAAAATTAAAGTTCCTATTAATAAAATAGTATTTTTATTTTGTTGTGTCATACTAATACCTCGATTTAAATAACGTTTTAATTTCACCATCAAAGTTTTGTAGATTAGGTCTACTACTTGATAGCCTACCTGTTCTTGCTACACATTGATTTAGTTGTCCATGTATCTCTCCTTTCTTCCAGTTGTTTTCATCAATGAGCTTTACTAATCCTTGATAGTAAGTTGACTTACGTTTCTCTAGTTCAGCTCGTGTTAGTATTGTATTCAATATTTCTTTAGCTTCTTGATTAGGTTTAAGACTGCGTAGTGTTCTTTCATCAGTACTAAACAATCCTTCTTTAGCTAACTCACTACCTTTTAAAGGTACCAGTCTTCGTGGGAGTCTGACTTCGTATTCTTCCCACTTAAGTTTCTCTTCACCCGCTCTAGCTCCAGTCTTATACCGTCCAGCAGCCACTTGATGACGAAGTTTAATAGCTCCACCATATAAGAAAGCACTAAGATGGTCAACGCTGTTGGGATTAAAAGAATCAAGATTATGATATTGATAAAGTTTTTTGTCCAGCTTGTCGATTTGTTCTTCAAGTTCATCTCCTAGTATGATTGATTTATCATAGTCATATAGTATACCATTAAACTCCATTTCTTGTAAGACTAATAAGTCTTGGTTGTGCAGACTTATTAATTTTTTAAGATGTGGTTTACTATTTAACTCTTCCATTTGTTTTATCATTACCTGTTCTGTAAGATTAACATCTTGAGTTAGGTAATCACGCAACAATTCTTCTGGAACTTGGGTAGTATCTATGCCATTGTTCCAGTACTGTTCTTTAACTGCGTCTAGTTTGCTCTCTAGTTTATAGTACTCAGCTACACTATTAAGACTAGGGTAAGTTTGTTGTTGACCAGTTAAAATAAAGTGCACTAGCTGACAGTCCCATACACGGGATGCGGTCAGGTTAATCCCATACCTAGCCAGCCAGTGCAAATCAAACTTAAGGTTGAACCCCACAAGCATATGACAACTATCCAGTTTCTCTTGGATAGCCAGGAGTAGTCTCTTGTAGGGTTCGGCTGAGAACTCTATATCGTATAGTTCTACCTGTTGGTTACTACCTAAACCAACATAACATAATTTATTTGTTGTATCAAAAGGATTACCTTTGTTACTAATTGTAGTTTCTACATCTAATACCATATGGTTCATCGTATATCCTCGTATCTTGCTATCTCAGGTTTAATTAGTATCTGTCCTTGTCCGTGTCTCATGTCAGGTAATGTATCTTCATCACCTGTTAGTTTGTTTTTTGTTATATTAAAGTATCTCATTCTACTTGTGTTGTCTTGTTCTTTACCTATGCCTAGTATCCAATCTGCTTCGCCTTGCTTTGCAGTTTTACTACTGTCTACCATATCCATGGTTAGCCACAGTTTGCCTTCAGCCTCACCTGAGGCTTGGCTGATGGCAATAACTGGGGCATATGCTTTAGCTATCTCACGTGCCCATTGATAGATTTGTTTTAATTCAAGGTCATTACGGTCAGCTTTGAATCCTTTAATCTTATCTATCTGGTCAAAGATAATCAAAGCTGGATTGCTTGCTTTAATTATTTCTTCTATACGTTTATAGTTACTAGAGTCTACTGTGTCTAGTAGTTTAATTCTATTACCTACTTCTTCTCTGTATATGCTATTGTTAGAAGCTTTTGTTTCACGTAACTGTTGTAATGTATGACCAAAGTATGCTTGGTATATTCTAAATGCTACTGCTTTACCATCTTCTTCGTTATTAAACCAGAGTATATCACCATCAGTTTGTTTAATCATGTGTGTAATTTCACTAGCTAAGAAGGTAGTCTTACCAGTCTCAGGTCTAGCAAATACAAAACCAAAGTTACCTTTACGTAAAGAACCTAAAGATTTATTAAGCCAGTCTAGTCTCCATCTTAACCCGGGATTCTGATGGTGTGCTTCAAACAATTCTTCTAAGTCCATGTTAACAAAAGAAGTATCTTCAGAGTCAGGTTCTTCGATGTCAAGTTCAGAAATCTTAGACATCAACGTATCCATATCAGCATTACCATCTTCAACATCAAGAGCAATACGAGCAACATCGCCAGCAAGTGCTCGTTTTTTATGTTCAATTAATAAATCTTTTAATGCTTCTATGTTTGTTAATTCTTGTTCATCTATTCTGTTTATTAATTCTTGTAATTCTTTTCTTTCTTGTTCTTGTAAATAATAATTACTATTATATTCTATTTCTAATTCTTGTTTTGTTATATTGTTTCTGTCATTATATTTATTATAATAACTATCTATACTGATAAATAATTTATAATGATTTATATAATTAACTTTGACATAATTAATATTAATATATTTATAATATTTATTATAATAGTTTTTATCTTCACAGAATAATTTTATTATTTGTTCTTCAACCAAGTGCTTATCTCCTGAGTATTATATTCTTTAGGGTCTTTATCTGTAATAATTACTTTAGCATTACATCCTAACCCTTTGAATCTATTCTTTATTTTAACTGCTTGTTTAGCTTTATCTCTGTCTAACCATATGTTAATTTGTTTATTCATACCGACATATTCTTTCTCGAAGTCGAAGGAAACGCTGCTCCCCAACAGCGGGGAGGAGCAGATGTTTTCGAGACGAGAAATCTTTATAGCCGACAGTATATCTTCAACTAATACAATTATTGTATCAGATTTTCCATAAATTGTCAATGGTTTTACACCATGACTTAAATATTTAGGACCAACAGAACGGAAACTTCTACCTTGCCAGTACGATAATGTATTAATTAATAATAATAATCGTTGACTTTCACACCATTGTATGTTATGTTTAGTTATCTCTGGCACAGTTATACCATACTTCATTAACCACTTGACACCTTCAAGTGGTATATCAGGTGTTGTATCTAACATACTGTAATCATTAGAACTATTCTGCTTTGGTCGCAGTCGCTCTCGTAAAGAATCTAAATCATCTTTACGTTTATAGTAGCCACATCCAAAGCAATATAAATGGTCATCGTATTCACCTAAGTTATCTTTACTACCACATTTAGGACATGGTATATGTTTTATAAACGAACTCATGATTATCCTTATTTACTTTTCTTTATTGTTATGTTATAATATATAGGTAAGATAAAAACTTACCCATCAAATCAGCCATCAAGATATTTCTATCTTGTCCTGATAGTTTGGAATTATTCACAAAGGAATATATTATGTGGACAACTCCATCAGCAACTGAAATGCGTTTCGGTTTTGAAGTTACTATGTACGTAATGAATAAGTAATTCATTCGTCATATACGCAGACTGGCTTCTGCTGCGAAGCAGAGCCAGCTTGCTTTATTCCTCATTCCAATCTACTTCATCATAATCTAAGTCTTCTATGTTGTCTGCTTCATCACGCAAATCATCACGCTCATCAGCATGTATATCTCTAGCTATTTCACTATAACAATTGTTACATAGGTCAAGATACTCACCAGTTACAGAAGACTTACGAGTAGATTCAAACTCAGACAGTGCTTTATTACATGCAATACATCTCATAAATATCCTTTCGTTTACGCATTTTACCACTGAGTGGTTCCATGCTTAACTCATACCTTATCATGACCAATCATTATTGTCAAGTATTTTAAGAGGAACATCATATGCAAACTTAGGATATCCATCATACCCATCATCAACCATAACATCACATGTACTTGTTGTTCGATGTACATCAAGGACTTCACATACATCTCCATACTTAAATGATTCTTTAGTAGCATTGTCTGTAAAGTCTCTAGTAAATTCACATAAGTCACCTACCTCAAGGAAATTATTTTTATTATATACTACGGGTAGGTCTTTCTTTTTACTAAACATATTATACTGTGATGGATAATATGTTTTAGTATCCCACTTAGGTGTTGGTTTATAACTAGAGTTACTATACCAAACACCTTTATGCCATTGACCTAACGTTTCATTAATAATATTATGATTGTTATGTCTATCTAAAAAGACTAACTTACTATATCCAATCGTAGCTTCAATAAGTTTTGTTACAGGTTTTTCAAACAAACTTAGGTTACCCCATTTACTCACTAAACCTTGTAACACTTGCTCATTAAACTCTACTGTATCAGATTTAATATCACCACCGAAGCCAGTGATAATCCCATTATGTATAAAGCCAAGGCTATTATTAACACGGAAAGGATGACAGTTATCTTTGTCAATCTTACCGTGTGTTTTAATACGGAAATGTATGACACATTTTTTATCTTGATATTTTTTATACTCTTCATAGAACTCCTTAAAATCAAAGTAACCTTTTTTAATATGTAATTCTTTATTGCTACTAAACATAAACCCAGCACCATCTGGATTGTTTCTGTAACATTCTTGTAATGTTTTCTTTGAAATAATTTTACCTTGCGGTTTCATGATTGCTATACACATGATGGTATCTCCTTTTGAATAAAGTTAAATAAATTTTTGTAATCATATCTTACTTTCTTAAGCCAGTCAACAAAGCTTTTAACTTTAGTAGACTCTGTAAGATTTGTTTCTTGATTACCTGGTTGACAGTAGTCAGCTAAAGCTTTACAAAACTCAAGCTTAATATTAAAATCTTCTTTAGTTTTTGGTGTACTAAAGATACGTACTTCAATAGTATCTCTGTTATTTAAATTAACATTATTATATCTATCGAAGTAAGTATTTTTTAAACCATATTTCATATTATATCTTTCATTAGAATGTTGATAAGTATTAGATTGACGACCAGCAATCTTACGAATAAACGTTTGATTGTCAGTACGATTCATAAACTCTGTAAACTTAGCAATGCCAAGCCTACTCATACTAGCTTTTGATATATGAATATGCATACCAGTTCTACTAGAGATATCAAACTCAGGAGGTAAGTTATCTAAGAAAGAACCAATACGTTCTTTATGTATGTCTATTGTTGCAGGACAGGTAGTTATCTCAAAGCCATTACCTATACTACCATCATACTTCATAATACAATGGTCAAACAATTGTTTTAAAACATACAATTGAGCTTTACGAGTTTTGTTTGGTACTTCATATTCTAATTCAATACCGAAGTATTGTGTTAAGTCTTTACCTTTTTGTAACTTAACTCGTCTTGCTTTGAATTGTAACAACTCTTCAGCTCGTGTACTATACCCTTGTATTTTGTAATCACTAGGTAAACAGTCATAACATTCACCGTCATACAAATTACTTTCTATTGTTGGATGACCACAGCTAATACATTCTTCATAGACAATTTCGTTTTGTTTATAGCATTCACCATCAACAATTATTTCATCAGGTAAATGCCATTGATAAAACCTTTCATCTTTTTTATATCCATAGTTACTAAGAATTATGCTACTATGTATAGTTCTTTCTTTACCTGATATTGTTTCTGTTCGTAAATTATTTCTACCATAAAACCATTTTTTACTAATGAAACAATACCCCCAAAAGACACCACGATTAAGTCCTTTACTTTCTAGATACTCTTTGATTGTTTGATTGTTTTTACTTACGTTTTTCTTGCACCATCTTACAGCATATTTAAATAAATATTCTGTAACTCTAGAATTACAGGCAAAGCCATTCATTCTACGTGTTAGATGATTCCAAAAACCACGTGTCAATCTACCATCACGATATTTATACTTAAGTTTTTCAGGATGTATTTTGTAATACAAAACATCTACTAAACTATTACCGTATTCACCTCTAGTAAATCCACCTTCGTTCCATAATTTTAGATTAATAAGCTGAGTTCGTACACAATTACGAAACCAAAAATCATTTGTATCTTCATACTTAATACAACTAAAAGCTCGTTTCCCTTCTTCAATAGTTTCACCTACAAAGTAGGGTACTAATTTAATATGAAAGGCTTGACGAGACTCATTTTTATATTCTTGTTTTTCATAATCCCAACGCCTAGTTTGCTCTGGTGTATAAGTTATAATAAAACTTTTGTCTGTCTTGTTAAGCTTTTCAAAGTAATGCTTTATTTCAAGCCAGTTTAATAAACCATTACTTAATGCAACTTGTCTACTAATAGGTCGCATAATGACTACTCCTTATAAAAGTTAATTGAATACTACAAATACCAATCTGCACCATATATTTCCTGTTTTGCAGTACTATATGCTACAGCATATGGCATACCATTACTAACATACAATTGAAGAAGTCGATTGAATTCTTCTAGTGCCATGTCATTAATGTCCTCTTCTGTTGGATACCAGTTATCCATTTTGAATTTCTATAGCGTCATCTATTTTGATATCACCATAGTCCTCATAAACATTATTATCATGTGCATTAAGACTTGCTTTTGCTTTAGCAATAGCTTCGTCTTTGTTGCTTGCTTCAACAATAACTTCAAAGTTAACAACAGTACTAGCGTCAACTATCCATTGTTGTTTGCCTATATTGCTCTTTACTTCTGGTTGCTGTGATTGATAGTATTGTTTTAATCTTTCTTTTTCTTCTCTCATCATTGCTTTATATTCCATCATTGCATCCATTATTTTGCTCCTATTTTGTTAAGTAAGTTAATCTGTGCAATTAATATTTTCTTATTTCGCTCTGTTGAGTTATAAGGATACTCATCAGCTTTAGGTATTTTATTATACACAATAAAATGTGATTTGCAATAGAGTTCTTTTAAAGAATCTAATGATAATAGTTCTAGGTTTAATTTATATTTCATAAGCTTTTACCTTATCATAATAATTGTTACGGTCAGACCAATATTGATTCCAATCTATTTTGCTATTAGGTACATACTTAACAAACCTCCAGCCGTTAAAAAATAAAATGTCGTCTATATTGTCTACCACCCTTGTAGTACCTGTTGGATGTTTAATCAAAACATATTCCTGGGTATATTGCATAATAATATCCTATAATAAAAAAAGGGGTTTTGCAACCCCTTTTAAGTTAAGCAACTTTACCCCAGTCACCTGAGTTAGTTTCTTGATTGATTTCAATCTCAGGTGAGCCTTGATTTTCTTGAGCTTCGTAAGCTTTCTTACGAGCGTTACGAATCTCTTCAATCTCTTCGGCACAGTTTTCGATTGATTCTCTCAACTCTTTTTGGCTTCTGCT